GGCCAAACGCTGCTTCATTGCCGACGACATGGGATTGGGTAAAACTTTGCAAGCGATTGCGACTTTAGAAAACACACCGAACTCGTATCCTGCGTTGGTTGTTTGCCCACCGAATCTGGTTTTAAACTGGCAAAAAGAATACGGAAAGTGGTTGCCTGAAAGGCAAATCGTAACGGTTACAGACCGAAAGACTTTCCCTGAACATAGAGACTTTGATGTCCTTGTTATTGGATATTCCAACATTTCTCATTGGAGAAAACAGTTGGAGGGGTTCCGGAGTTACATTTTCGACGAATCGCATTACGTTAAAACACCAACGTCACAGCGCACCAAAACAGCCGTAAAAATTGACAGAACAGCCCAGTTAGATGGCATCATTTTGTGACTAACCGGCACACCGGTAACCAATCGCCCGGCTGAATACGCGAGCCAACTCGACGTTCTGGGAAAACTCAACACATTCGGTGGACTTTGGGGTTTTTACCGACGGTATTGCGGTGCTTTTAGGGACAGATTTGGTCAATGGAACATAAGCGGCAATTCCAACCTTGATGAACTTAATGAAAGGTTGCGTGGGAACTGTTATATACGAAGAACCAAAGACCAGGTTTTAAAAGATTTACCACCTGTTCGACACGCGAACATTGTTGTTTCCGGCAGCCCAACACAGATGGTCGAGTATCAAAAAGCGGAACGGGACATCGTAGAGTATTTAGTCGAACGAGCCAAACAAATTGCCGTCGAGATTGGTAAATCACCTGGGTCAGCAGCCGTTGTTGCGCGCATCAAAGCCGAATCGAACGAACACTTAGTTCGTATTTCTGTGTTGCGCCGTCTGGCTGCGAAGGCAAAAATGGACTCAGTTGTGGAGTTTATTGAATCTCACCGAGACGCAGGCTTGAAAGTCGTGGTTGCAGCACACCACCGGGAAATCGTCGACGAACTCGCCAACAAATTTGGGGGGCTTAAAATCCAGGGAGGAATGCTGGTTTCGGAGGTCGAAGATGCAAAGTCCCGTTTCCAAGATATGTCGATCGAAGATGCGCCGGTAATCGTTCTGTCGATCCAAGCCGCTAAAACCGGGCATACTTTGACCGCATCCCAGGACGTGTTGTTTGTTGAACTTCCATGGACACCAGCAGACGTAGACCAGACGTATAGCCGCTGCCATCGGTTGGGTCAACGGGGCTCCGTAACTGCAACTTATTTATTATGCGAAGGAACCGTCGATGAGGAGATTTATAACTTGATAAGCCGGAAACGCGGAGTGGTCAATGCAGCAACAGAGGGTGGAATGGTTGATCCAAGGGAGGAATCAGTCGGGCAAATGATTGTCGGCTTGTTTGCACAGCGAGGATTAAAAAGCACACAAAACCCTTAACCAGCAAGGAGTTCACCTAATGTTTGCTTGTTGGGACACCCATTTGCTATAATAGAGATATAAGAATACTTGACATAGACGGGCACAAGAGACCCGAGACCTATCCCATAACTGAAGGACAATCTTTTGATACGCAAAGCAACATTTCTGATACTTACTATTTATACCCTGACTTTTCTGGCTCCTGTCGCCAGAGCATCAGCACCCGATGACTCTTCCAAGAAGCAATTTGTTGCCCTAGCCCCCCTGAGTATCCTTCGGGTAGACCGTGTAGAAAACCCTGTAAAACCAGTCGTTTTCACGCACGGAGACATCAGTTGGTTGCCCGAACTGGCTACGAAAGCCGGATGGCAACCTGAACATTTCAAAAAGTTAGGCGAAATCATTCTTCGCGAATCGGGCGGATGCCCGAACCGTAAAGGCGGAGACATGGTTGATAAGAACTGCAACATCACAGGCGTCTCCGAACGGAATCACCGATCTGACACGGGACTACTGCAAATCAATGGCGTGAATTACGATATGAGCAGGAACAAATGGGCGGCTGTTTGCCGGGATCTAAAAATCTGCACCCAGGAACCATTGCTTGATGCGGTCACCAATCTCAGGGCAGGGAAACTCCTTTACGACTATTCGGGCTGGAGCCCGTGGGATGTATGCTCTTGGAACCCGACGGCAAAAGGCTGTAAATAAGCCAAATTCCTTTGTTTTGGTAGTTGCATAATCAATCCTCCTCATATAAACTATTGTGTATAAACTAAACAGACACCCAGGAGGTATCTGATGGCAGCGAATATTGAGATAAACAGAGATGGAACAGCACGGTTTGCGTATGCAGGCAACCAAACGCCGTGGCACAAACTCGGTAAGTCAATGAACGGGCTTCAAACCATTGACGCAATGTTGGAAGCGGCACAAGCGGACTACCAAGTGTTACTCACCAAGATCGCAGTAGTGGACGACGAAGGAAACATCATCAGGAACCCTGACGGCACACCCGTAGTCCTACAGGACGACAGGGCAACTGTAAGAATGAACGAAGATGGTTCGTTCTCTCCGTTCGCAACCGTAGGCACCCGTTACGAAGTTCGCCAGAACCGAGAAGTTCTTGAACGAGCAATGGCAGTTGTGGGTGCGTCAAAGGGCGATGCGGTTATTGACACTTGTGGTGTCCTCAAGGGTGGAGCACGATTCTTCGCAGGCATTGACTTGGGGACTCTAGTAATTGACCCAACGGGCGTGAACGACAAGATTGCGCGTTACTTGGTTGTGTCTCACGGACACGATGGTTTTTGGCCGATTCGATATGCAAACACCGATGTTCGGGCAGTATGTCAAAATACTGTAGTTATGGGTATCAAGGATGCAGAGCGTCTATTCACCGCACGACACACCCGTAATGCAGATGAATACCTCAACACAGCACAAGAGGCGTTACAAATCTCTACCGAGTGGGCAAAATCGTTCAAGATTATGGCAGAACAAATGTTGGCGATTCCTGTCCCTCAGGTATCACAGCGGATAGATAAGGTTCTTAACACAGTATTCCCAGTCAAAAAATCTGAAACCGATCCTCAGCGACGCAACCGTGAGGAAATCACGGGGACTATCCGAGCGTTGTATGGTTCCCAAAAGAATGCCGGTGGTTATGGTTTCAACGGATGGAGTATCTATAACTCAGTCGTTGAATATCTTGATCATCACCGTAAAGGCGATGCAAATGACCGAGCATTGGCAACCATTGAAGAAAATTCGTGGGTAAACAAAGCAAAGATCACCGCACAGCAAGCAGTGTTGCAACTCGCATAAATCTCACATCCCCTCGATGAGACTTGAATACCACCCCGACGCTGGGGTGGTATTCTTGTTTTATGGGCGACAGTTTATGGGACGATTTCATAGGTAAAAAGATAGAGTTACCCCTCACAAACATCCCGAAAGATTTATTGAGAGAGTTATCTGAGTTTGTTCAGAATGCTTTAGAGAAAGAAGACAAATTAATGAGTTTTACCACCGAGGTGTTAGATGAGTTATACCGAGAGATAGCCGATGATGATGTCGCCGCATCACATATCGTTTCCTACCTCCAACGCCGACACCATTGGGATGTGGAGTTGCTTGCCGAACGCCGAGATATAGACGAAATGCTGATGGCAAAACACAATATTTTTGACGAACACATGTGGGACAAAGTGATGAACACCACCGCAATATCCGATCTTCACCATGAAACCTTTAAACTCTCCCAGAAATACATTGCTCGCGCAATTGCGGAAGTATTGGCCAAAGACGGGACTGTCGAACAGCCGGCGTTTTAGATCAGATCTGCTGCCTCCAGCGGATCCCCCTCGATGATTTCGATTGCTGCTGTAAATCTGGTTCCTTCTTCGTTGTCCACAGATGTAACCTTAAACCCAAGCGAATCAAGCACTAAATTAGCCACACCTGCCATATCTTCTTCAAAAGCAGTGATTTCTTCGTCGGTCGTTTCGTCGTCGACCGCCAGGGAAACAAGAATATCGACCAGCAAATCATGGACTTTAAGCCGGGCTTCATCCGGAGTTGTCGCGCTCATGTGTTGTATCTTAGTCCCGTCTTGACTATAATTCAAGCAACTACCCAACCATAAGGGTTGGGATTTACATTAGGAGGATACGAAGTGAGTGCATCACCAGTAACACTGATTGGTAATTTAACCGCAGACCCGGAACTGAAGTTTCTACCAACAGGAGTTGGTAAGTTGGCTTTCAGCATCGCAGTAAACCATTATTGGACTGACACAGATGGTGAAAAACAGGAGAAGGTTTCCTTCTTCAACATTGTTGCGTGGCGCAATTTGGCCGATGATGCTGCGAACGTCCTGACCAAAGGTGTCCGCGTTGTAGTAACGGGACGGTTGGAACAACGCTCGTGGGACGACAAGGAAACCGGCGCGAAACGATCGACAGTCGAAGTTCTGGCCGACAATATTGGATTGGCCGTTGGCAACATTGAATCATTTGTTAGAAAGCAGAAACCAGAAGGACAAACTGGGAATTATGCACCGAAAGCAAAAGCGGCTTCTGGGTCGGTTCGGAACACACCGAAACCAATGGCTCAAGTTCAACTTGAAGAAGAAGAGGCTTGGTAAAAATCTAGTTCTCAAACTCTCCCAATAAATATCAC